GGTAATGTAACAATAGATGGTTCTAATGGGTCTAATGGTATAGATTTATTAAGACCCACTGATAGTGCGATTATGCAAGCAATATCAGCACCAGATAGTAGTACTTTAAAAATAGGTGGTGGCAATCAATCTTATGTTAAAATATATGCACATACTACAGAAGTTGTAGAATTTAATAATTCTGGTAATGCAACTTTTGCAGGAAGTGTAACAACAACTTCAGTTATTACACCTTTAGTAACAACAGCAACCAATACTAGTTTATTTTTAAAACCAAATGGATCAGGACATGTATATTTAGGTGATTCAAGTAATGGGACAAATCTTTACCATTATAGTACGGGTAATGATGGTAAATACACAACTTATGATTGGAGTGGCAGTTATTATAGAATTGCAACAACGGCTAACAGTGGTATTAAAATTGATGATCATCTTTCTGTTTCTGGTGGAAAAATTACTATAACTGAATCGGGGACTAATAATGAACTTCTTATTATGAATGCATCATCTGATGTTTATGCAGATCAAGTTTGGGCAGACAGTGGCGGTTCTATAAGATTAAGAAGCCATAATGGTGCATTTAAAATATATACTGGTGGGGATGCAAATAGTTTATCAGCAAATGGTTCGACACAGGGTTTTACATTAGATTCTTCACAAGACGCAACTTTTGTTGGTACAATATCAGCTAATAAAAGAGTTTTAGTTACAACTGATGGAACTTATGCTTATGGAATCAATGTTAGTTCTAGTGACCAATCCCACGCTAGAATAAGAATCACTAATACAGGTTCAGGTGGCGAAACCTATTCAATGATGGTTGGAACACATGGCTCTAATAATACTGGGTTTGCAATTAGAAATGAAACAGATTCAACTACACCTTTACAATTTGATACAAGCGATAATGCAACTTTTGCAGGAGAAATAACAACTACTGGTAGTAGTATAACAATAGACCCGCCATCTGGTGATGCTGTTTTAAATTTAACTTCTTCATCACAATCATTAAGAATAGATCAAAATAGTATTAGAACTAGCACAAGCACTAATTTAGCATTTTTAACTAATAGCGTATTAGCACTTACTTTAGATACATCACAAAATGCAACTTTTACAGGGGATGTAAAATTAGAAAGTGGAACTAGTGGTACTACTGATAAAATAATATTTAAAACTACAGATAATTCTGATGTAAGTAAATTTATAAGAACCAATGCTTACTGGAATGAGTATGGCGCTCATAGAAATGAAGGTCATAAATTTATAGATAGTAATGGTAATGTATTACTTCAGTTAAATGGTGATAATAGTTCAAGTGGAAATGGCGCATTAAGTGCAACTTTTGCTGGTACAATATCAATGCCAGATAAAATAATGCATACTGGCGATACTGATACTTATATGGCATTTGGTACTGACACTATTGTATTAACAACTGCTGGAACAGATAGATTAACTATTAATAATACTTCTGCAACTTTTGCAGGGAATATATATATTCCTGTTGCTAAAAAATTATATTTTGGTGGAGGAAGCCATACTTATATTGGCGAAGATATAGACGATAGATTAAGATTCTTTACTGGTGGTGTTGAGTTTATGAGGTTTACAGAAGACACTACTGATACTATACATTTATTCACAAAAACTTATATTGAAGACAACCTTGATGTAGATGGTGGTGATGTGAATATTCAAGCAGGGGCTTTATCTATAACCGCAGACGGCAATAATAAAGTAACTTTTGTGGAAAGTGGTGCTGGAAAAATGACAATAGACGCTAATGACGACATAGTGTTAGATGCAGGTAGCGACATAGTGTTAGACGCTGGAGGTGATGATGTTAGATTAAAAGTAGGTGGTACTACTTATGGTAAATTTAATAATGCTAGTAGCAATGTTAATATTTATTCAGAAATACAAGATAAGGATATTATATTTTGGGGTAATGATGGTGGCTCGGCTATAACAGCTTTATCATTAGATATGTCAAATGGTGGATCAGCAACCTTTAGAGATGACATTGATTTTGGTGGTAAAATTACACAAACAGGAACAGGTGATAATAAATTTATTGGTAATGTTGGAGTTGGAGGCGCTCCAACTAATCAATTTTCAATAGTTAGCGGAACGAATGTTAATTTTGAAATGGGTTCTAATTCTGATTCTGTTTTTCTACAATCGTATAATAGAAGTTCGAGTTCATGGGGACATATAGCTTTTCTTACTAAAAGCGAAACAATGAGATTAACAACTGATGGATATTTGGGGATCGGGGTTACTAGCCCTAGTGCAACATTGGATGTTCAAGGATCAAGTGCTTTATTTATGACAAGAACTTCAAGTGGTTTAGCAACATATATAGAAAATGATGGGGGTTATGCTGCTCAGTATATGTATCAAATTGGTGGAGGACAAAAAATAAAATTACACACAAATGGTGTTTCATTTTTTAATGGCGGTAATGTTGGAATCGGGACGACTGCTCCTTCACAATTACTTCACGTTAATAGTACTACATCAAACGCTACTGGAATTGGGTTGCAAAATAGTCAAAGATATTATGCAGTTCGTTCAAATAATTATTCATTAGTTTTTAGTGATGAAACTGTTGGTTCAGAAAGAATGCGTATTGACAGTTCTGGCAACTTGGGAATCGGAACTTCTTCGCCTGAAACTAAACTACATGTGGATGGAACTACATTAGTAAAAGATAGTGATGGTGTAGGTGATTTATATTTAGGAAATAACGCATCTCATAATTACTTTAGATTCCATACAAATAATTCCAATACTTATTTTGACATGAATTGTGGCGACATATATTGGAGGCAAGGAGCATCAACTAGATATTATTTTTATGCTTCAACAGCCAATATGACTATTAATGGTACGCTTACCCAAAATTCTGACAGTAGAGTTAAAGAAAACATAGTTGAAATAGGTGATTGTGTGAGTAAGGTTCAAGCTATGCGTGGTGTTTATTACAACAGAACTGATTTCAACACCGAAGTTACTAAAGTAGGTGTTATAGCACAAGAGGTTGAAGCTGTTTTACCAGAACTTATATTAGAGTCACCAGAAGATGGACTTAAATCCGTGGCTTACGCAGAATTATCAGCGGTATTAATAAATGCAATAAAAGAACAACAAGAGCAAATAGAGAGTTTAAAAACAAGAATACAACAATTAGAAAACTAATTTTATTTGTATATTTGTAAAAAATAAATATTATGGCAAATACATACACATGGGACATTCCAGCTGTGGATTGCAGACCAACAGAAGGTGATTTATCAACTGTTGTTTATAATGTACATTGGCGTTATAATGGCGTTGATAGTAGTGAAAATACAGGTACAGTTATAGGCACACAAACAGTGGGCGCACCAGATCCTGACGATTTTACGCCATTCGATGATTTAACAAAAGATATTGTAGTATCTTGGATTGAACCAGAAATGGATATGGTAGAATTAAAGGCGAATGTGGATGCACAAATAAGCGAAAAGGAAAATCCAACTACGGAAACCTTACCACTACCTAGTGAAGAATAATTAATAATTAATAATTAATAATTTAAAAGCAAATAAAAATGGGAAACTTAACTGAAGAAGAATTTGAATCATTAAAACAACAGGAAAATCACAGAAATGCAATACATCATGATCTTGGTGCTATGTCAACACAAACTAAAAGATTGCATAAAGCATTTTTAAAATTAGAAGAAGATGCTGAAAAATTTAGGCAAAAATTAGTTGAAAAATATGGCAAAATAAATGTTAATTTAAAAGATGGTTCATTTGAAGTCGTAAAAGAAGAAGAAAATAAAGAGTAATGGCACTTATTAATGGGACATCTTTTGGGCTGTTTCATAATGGTAATATTCTGGGACATTCTACACAAACTAAATTTACATTAAATGTAGATTTACCTGATGCAACAACAAAAGATTCCGCTGGTTTTAAACAGGTAATTGCTGGTATTAGATCAGGCACAATTTCAGTAGCTGGTCTAGTAGATTATAGTGATACAGTTAATTTTGAACAATTAGCTGATTTCGTACTCACTAAAACATTAAATGAGTGGGTTTTCACACAAGAAGCATTTGACGGGTTGACATTAACAGGCACAGGATATGTTACGAATGTTGAGGAAACCGCAGACATGGAAGGTGCTGTTGCCTATGATGTTGAAATTCAACTATCGGAAATATTTGCTGTACAAGATGATTCTGGTGGTAATCGTTATTGGAATACTACCGATGTTTTTTGGAATAATGCCAACTTTGATTGGAACTTGGCATAATAAAAAAAATTGTATATTTGTAACAATATTTAATCATTTAAAAAAAAATAACAAATGGCTACAACATCAGTATTTAATGGGACAAATCTACTTTTAAAGATTGAAACTGTTACACTAGGACACACTACAAGTTGTTCATTAACACTATCTAATGATTTACCAGAAGCAACTACTAAAAATTCTAGTGGTTTTCAGGAAGTTATTGCTGGTGTTATAAGCGGTGAGATATCTTTCGAAGGATTAGTTGATTATAGTGATAGTAGTAATGCGATTGAAATGGCTGATTTTCTTATAGCTAGAACATCTTTAACTTGCGTATTTGGTACTGCCGAAACTGGCGATGCTGTCTATACTGCTGAAGGGTATTTATCTAGTATAGAGCAATCAGCGGAAATGGAATCACCTGTAAGTTATTCAGGGTCTATTACATTGACAGGCACTATTACAAAATCCACTAATTAATAATTAATTAAAATTTATGGCAAATAGAAAAAGGGGTTATTACTCAATTAAAATGGGTGGTAAAAATCGTACAATGCATTTTTCAATGAATTTTTGGGCGAATTTTACCGATGAATTAAATGTACCAATAGAACAAATTGGTGATATATTTCAAAAAGGAATATCATTATCTAGTATAAGAGCGTTGATATATTCAGCGCTTTTAGCTTTTGATCAAGAACAAGGCAATGATCCTGACTACACTATTTATAAAGTAGGTAGTTGGTTGGATGAATTACCAGCTGAAAAAATAGAAGATATTGTAAATGTTATGATGGAATCTAAAATTCTTGGCAATGAATTAAATGTTGGTATAAAAAGAAATGTTGAAAAATCTACTAAAAAATCTAGCAAGGGAAAGTAGATGCGATCAACTGGGATGATATATTAGATTATTATATAGGTCAAATCGGAATTTCGCCTGATAACTTTTGGTCGCAAACTTGGAAAGAAAATCAACTATTAGGCGAAGCACACACAATCAAACAAAACTTGCATTGGGAACGCACACGCTATTTAGCGATGATGTTATTTAACACTAATGTAGATAAACGTGCTAACATGATAACGCCTGACAAATTATTTCCATTACCACAAGACGTGTATTTAGAACGTGGCAAACCAAAAAGTACCAAAGAACAATACGAAAAATTTAAAGCAAAAATAGATAGCATTTCTAAAAAAAAGAAATAGTTGTTTTTTTGTATTTTTGCTTAATATATATTTCCTATGGCACAACAAAGGTTACAATTAAATTTAACAGCAAACACTTCAGGATTTACAGGTGCGTTGAATACTGCATCTAGTAAACTTCAAAAATTTGGTGGCAAACTAAAATCTATCGGTTCATCTATGCAAAAATTTGCATTACCACTAGCATTGGCTGGTGGCGCTAGTGTTAAAATGGCATTGGACTTTGACAAATCAATGACTAAAATAAAAGCATTGGTTGGTATTGCTGGTGGCACTGTTGATGAAATGGGTCAAAAGGTAAAGCAATTTGCTATTGACACAGGCACATCTTCACGTGAAGCCGCAGATGCATTATACTTTATTACATCAGCTGGTTTGCGCACTAAACTTGCTTTAGACACTTTAGAAATTTCATTACAAGCAGCAGCAGCTGGACTTGGCGATACAGTTACTATTGCACGATTAAATACTGCTGCTATGGCAGCATATGGTAAAGAAAACTTAACCACTGCTGCTGCCACTGATGTTTTAGTAGCTGCTGTAAAAGAAGGTCGTTTAGATTCTACACAATTAGGACAAGCAATGGAACAAGTCGTGCCTATTGCGTCTGAAATGGGAATTGAATTTAATGAATTAGGTGCTGCTTTCGCTGCTGTATCAAGAACTAATTCAAATGCTTCAATAGCTGCTACTGGTTTAAGAAGTGTATTAGTATCATTATTAAGCCCTAGCACACAGGCACGTGAGGCGTTAGAGGGTATGGGGTTAGGCGCTGATTTTATAAGACAAAACATAAAAGATAATGGTTTATTAAACACACTACAATTATTGGCAGAAAGGTTTGATGGCAATGCTGATGCCACCACCGCTGTATTTGGCAATGTAAGGGCGTTATTACCTGTGATGAGTTTAACAGGCAAAAATGCAAAAGAAGTTGAAGGTATTTTTGCAAGAATGGAAAACACGCTTGGCATGACAGCTGGAGCGTTTAAAATCACAGAACAATCTGCAAGTCATAAATTCAAAAAGTCATTAAATGCCGCAAAAGAAACTTTACAAAGTTTAGGGCAACAATTATTAGTTGCAGTAGTGCCAGCTGTTCAAAAATTAGTTGGGTTTATACAAAATTTATGGAAACGATTTAAAGAATTAAACCCTATGACACAAAAACTTGTGTTAGCACTAGGTGGTGTTGCTATTGCATTGCCAACTATAATAACATTAGTGGGTTCATTAGTTGGTTTGTTGGGTACATTACTATCACCTATTGGGTTAGTAGTTGCTGGACTTGCTGCTGTTGCTTATGTAATTTATAAGAATTGGGGCGAAGTTTTACCAGTTGTTGTTGGTTTATATAATAGATTTGTAGATTTATATAATTCATCCAAATTTGTTAGGGTTGCTATTGCTGGAATAGGTTCAGTTTTTAAAGGTGTGTTTACAAAAGTAAAAGCACAAATAAGTCAAGTTGTTAATGCGTTTTCTACAATGTGGAAATTAATAAAAGAATTTTCAGATGAAGGTATTGATGGTGCATTTGGTGATATATTAAAAGAAGGATTTGATAATGCAAAAACTATTGCTTCTGATGCTGCTAAAGAGGTTGCTAAAGATTTTTCTGATAGTTATTCAAAAGCATTAAGTAATACATTAGAATATAAAACTGCTGAACAAGTTCAAGGAAGTTTAGATAATTTAAAAGAGAAATTTAAAGGATGGGGAACAAATATATTGGGCGGTATCTTTTCTGGTGGTGTTGGTAGCACTTCTACTGATGGTGATGGTACTGATGGTGATGGTACAATAATACCTAGTGGTGGTGATGGTGACGATCCAGTGACTGGGGCTATTGAAGAAAAAATTGGGTTATTAGAAAAATTAGGTTGGACAGCTGAAGATACTGCAATGTCTATTCAAAATAGTTTTAGTCAATTAGGTATGTCAATAGTTGAGAGTATGGGACTGGCTGGAACTGCATTAGGTGACTTTTTAAACAACTTTATGAATATGGTATCAGAATATCTAGCTGGTCAATTACAAATGATGTTGGCTGATAATCAAAGAGCCACAACCAAAACATCTACAGATGCAATGGCAATGGCTTCTGATTCTGCTTTGACCGCTGTTTTAGGCGCAAATGCAGCAGCGAAAATAGCTGCTTCTACTGGCGCATCTGTTGGTCATGCAGTTGAAGGCGCTGGGCAAACCGCAAAATCTTTCGGACCACTTGCGGCTTTTGTACTACCAGCACTTATTGCCGCAGGTATTGCAGCAGTAATGAGTGGATTGAAAAAAGGTAAAACTAAAAAGTTTGCAAAGGGTGGTATTATTAGTACGCCTACAATGGGGCTTATGGGCGAATATCCTGGAGCTAGAAGTAACCCAGAGGTTGTTGCGCCATTAGATAGATTAAAAGGGCTTATAGGGGCTAATAATAGACCACAACAAGTAAATGTTGGGGGCGCATTTGAATTACGTGGTCAAGATTTAATTGTCGCATTAGAGAGGGCAAATACCACAAGGGATAGAATATTGTAATTATGGCATATGGTGTTAAATATGAAATGGAATTTGAAGATATTCTAGGGTATGGTAAAAAATTACAAATACTTAAAGATGGATATTCAGGATCTGATGAAAAAATAGTTGGTCAAAAATCGCCTGTTGTTGTTAAATGGAAAAGCCAAAATGATTTCTATAAACCTATAATTGGTTCAATATGTACCTTAAATTTATTTATTACCGATGATGTTACCTATGATGAATTTTACAAATTTGACGAAAGGGAATATCAAGTTAAAATTTACTACAAAGATAGTTCAAGTGCATGGCAACTCTATTGGATAGGGTTTTTGGTTGTTGATAATTATAAAGAGGGGTTTAAGTCATTACCAACCGCTATTAAATTAAATGCATATGATAATTTAGGGACATTAAAAAATTATGATGCACCATTAGATAGTTCAGCTTCTTATGCAAATAGATCACGTATTGCCGATATTTTAGCCAATACTGGTTTGTCATTAGATATATGGTGTCAAGCTGATATTAGATGGGCTGTATCTTCATTGCCCAGCCCTGATAGTTACCCAACTGAAAAGGCGGTAATGAAAAATCAATTAATTAGAAGTGAAATTTATGGACATTGTGACGATTTAACTAAAGGTTATGATGTGCCTAATGCAAAAACTCAATTAGAAACTATTTTAAAAAATTATAATTGTAGGATATTTCAATCCTATGGTAAATGGTTTATTGTAGAAAATTCTAATGTATTTGATTCAAATGTAAAAAGTTCAATATGGACTACTGTAAGTGGTGGTGGCACTGCTAGTGGTATCAGATCATCAATTAAAACACAATTAGTTAGTGCAAGTGCCGAAACTATACAAACCGATAAATACAATAGTAGTGGTACAGCAACAACATCCGCAAACGAATCAATTTTAAGAATTTGCCCAACTACAATTAAAAATATAGGCGGTGATTTGGTGCGTGAATATATACCGCCATTTGCAAAAGCCAAATATAATTTTGAATCTAAACAAATAAATATCTATAATTATACAGATAATGTTGGTTTTGAATATGGCTCAACAGGGTGGACTTTAAGTGGGTATGCTAGTATTGTTACTAACGACAATGTAAAACAAGGCAATGCATCGCTTAAATTAAGTGATAGCGCACCAACGAGTGGCGCAACTGAAATGTTTTCAAATATTTTAGCTAACTCACAGGGGTGGCATTATTATATGAGTGCATCTGCAATTATGTCGGTGTTTATAGAACTTAATAATGCAGAATCTGGCGGTACGCCTGATGTAGATGTTAATTTTCAAATTATAGCATATAAAAATCCTAATACCTATTATTGGGATGATGAAAATAGCACATGGACATCAACCGCAACAACAATAACTAGAACTTTTGATGTGCCTAATAACTGGCACGACATTAGTATTGGAATAAATGATACTGGAATACCTACAAATTTAGGTAGTTTTAGTGTAGGTCTTAAAGTGTTTAATTGCGTGTACACTTCTAGTTATATAGATTATATATATTTTGATAATGTTGGTATAAGAACAAGTGCAAATAAGCCAGAATATAGCGCTGCACAACAAGAAACTAGAAAATTGCCTAGTAATTATATAGAAATAGCAGAAAACAATGTCTCGGGTGATGTGTTTAGTGATGATTATGAAATGAAAGGCACTTATTATTTTAATGGCACACCGCCTAGTGATTTTAGTTTTTCACGTACTAGAGATTATCATACCAGGCGACCCATGTTTACAAGAAATCTACAAAATATAATGAATGATCACAGGGATTTTGTAGTTAGATATGAAGGTACATTTAGAAATGAAGTTGAAGAACCATTATCTTTACATAATAGAATATGGTTTAATTTTGGCGCATCAGTATTTCAAGACGATCAAAGTTGTTATATAGATGCATTAGAATATGATTTAAGGTTAGCAACAGCAAAAGTGGTGGCACATTTACCAAATGACGATGATGATATAAGTTGTAATTTTAGAATTACATCGGAATAATACATTCAGATGCTCCCTTTTCTGTTTGCGAAAAGCGTAAGAATTTTTATAATTTTTGCGCTTTTTTTTATTAAATTTTGAAAATATTCTTTTAATATGTTTTTTTTATTGAAAGTTTTTTTTTAAATTTGCATTTAATGATAAAATTAAAGATATGTTTGAAAGAGAATTTATTGGCGAATTAAAACGCCTAAACTTAAAGCGTTATGATGTGTGTTATATTCTACAATGCACTATGCCAACGCTAAAATCAAGATTAAAAAATCCAGGCACTTTTACGTTAAACGAAATCAACAATCTTAAAGAATGTGGATTTGAATTAAATTATATATATGAAAGCAATTAAAATTAAAGGTAAAGATTATATTGAGGTTAATGAAAGGATTAAACATTTTAGAAAAAAATATCCTGATTATTCATTAACGTCTGAAGTAATTGAAAAAACGCCAGATTCTATAATGATAATGGCGACCATTTCAAATGAAAGCGGTGTTGTTTTAGCCACTGGATTGGCTGAAGAAACCAAAGGAACAACATATATAAATGAAACTTCATATGTTGAAAATTGTGAAACCAGTGCGTGGGGTCGTGCATTAGGTAATTTTGGTATTGGAATAGATACTAGTATTGCTAGTGCCGATGAGGTTATTAATGCTGTTAATAACCAAAAAACACAACAATGGCTAACACAAACACAATATGTTAATACATTAAAAGGCACTAAAAAACAAGCCCTAAATGTATTGGAAAAATATAAAATGAAAAAAGAATATAAAAACGAAATATTAACCAAATTTAAAATTAAATAAAATGGCAGAAACTAAAACAAAGTATGTAGGTGGAATAAGATTTTTTCCTACACCTGAAAACGCACCAGAAAATCTATGTGCTAATGGTGTTTTAACACCTAGTGAATTGGGCGTTAGCTTAAAACAAGAAGGCATTGAAGATGCTAAAGGCGAATACAAGGGTAATGTGCAATATAAAATCACATTATGGAAACGTGATGATGGTTCATACAACTTGGTGTTTAATACATTCAAACCAGAGCAAAAAGGTGGCGATGCAAAGGGAGGCGATGACCTACCTTTTTAGTTAATTAAGGCGCTCTATTTAGGGCGCTTTTTTTAATTTCTTTTTTAAAAAAATGCAAGAAAAAACAGAAAAGGGCGTAGTATTAGTGCTAATAGTGGCAATGTTATGTTATTTAACATACTATTATGGCGCTAATAAACCACCCACTATAATTACTAAAATTGAATATATTGACGATAAGTGTATATGTATAAAATGTGGTAAACGATTCAATTTTAGTGAGGTTAGTTATTTAATAGAAAAATTAGAAAACAACGATTTAATAGAAAAATTAGAAAACAATGATAAGTAAAAATGATAGTAATGAAGATTATCATGCTTCACCAGGAATAAGTGCATCAGGGCTTAAAACAATATATTTAAAATCAATGTTCCATTATTTGAATCAAAAACCCTTTGAATCAAAAGCAATGGCGTTTGGATCTGCGGTGCATACTGCACTACTAGAACCTGATGATTTTGATAATGAATATTACATAATGCCTAAATTAGATAGGCGCACAAAAATAGGTCAAACCATATATAATAATCATTTGAAATTAACAAAAGATAAAAAATTATTAACTAAAGAAGAAGGTGATAAAATAAATTATATAATAAAAAATTTTAGAAAAAATACATTAGCAAAAGAATATTCGCAAGGACAAATAGAAATATCACATTATGGTAAATATAATGATATTGATGTTAGAATACGCCCTGATGTTTTAAATAGAGAAAGGGACTTTATAAGTGATGTAAAAACTTGTCAAGACAATTCACCTATGGCGTTTAAACGTGATATATATAAGTATGCCTATCACTTACAAGCTGCGTTTTATATAGATCAATTAGGTATTAATAATTTTAAATTCATCGCTGTTCAAAATGTATATCCATTTACAGTAGAGGTTTATACATTAAGTAATGAATTATTAGAACGTGGTCGTAATGCATGGAAACAAGCGTTTAAAGATTATGAAATTTATTTAGAAACTGGAATAATTACTAGCTATAACTGGCAAACTTATTCAGATGATGGATCATATATATTATGAAAAAAATAAGAAATGTAATTGAAAAATTTTATAAACTAGATATTTCAACAAAAACACGAAAATTAAAATATGTATATGCTAGGGCTATATATTTTGAATTATGTTATAATTACACAAAACATACCTATTCGCAAATAGCCAAAACATTAAACATGAATCATTCAACTGTATTGCATTCTATAAAAACATTTCCATATATGTTAAAGCATGATAAACAATTAAATTCCGAATACTATCTTATTAGGCAGTTGTTAAATTTTTCATTAAAAAAACCTAGAATTAATGCTAATGTATTAGTAAAAAAATATAATTCTTTGTTATTAAAATTTGATGTTTTACAAACGATGTATAATAATTTAAAGAACAAAAACCAAAATTGATAAATTATTTTCTAACTTTGTAGAAAAGATAAATGAAATCAAACCCATTTAATAAATATCTAACTAAAGAAGATAAACTTCAACATCAAATTGTCACTTATTTAAAATTTCAACATCCAAGCGTATTATTTACCCACGTACCAAATGAAGGTAAACGATCAACATTTGAACGATATAAATTTAAGTATTTAGGCGCAAGGGCTGGTGTGCCAGATCTGTTGATATTTCATGCAAACAAAACACATAATGGGTTGGCAATAGAATTAAAAGTAGGTTATAACAAACCAACAGAACATCAATTAAAATGGTTATTAGAATTGCAAAATGCTGGTTGGGCTGCATATTGTATTAATGATTTTGATAAATGTGTTGATATTATTAATTCGTATATAAAAAATGAAATATAGCAAGGTGTATTTTGACGAAAACAATCAAAAAGTGAGATGGACACAAAACATAACCGAAGATATAGACATATCATATGACTATGTAGGTAAAATGACAAGGGTAGAATTTGATTTATTAATAGAGGTTTTATGGGAAATTTTTGAAGAAAAGGATATTCCATTAAAAGATTTTATGAAGCATTACAAAGAAATAAGAAGTTTTTGCGATAGATTAAAAACTATGATTTAAACAATAAAATGAAAATAAATAAAATAATTAAACCAAAGCGTTTTTCACGTTTTGTTATAGTTCCTACTGCTATATTTAGATATGAAAATATTTCTGCTGGTGCTACTGGTTTATATTGTTGGCTATTTTCACATAATGAAAACCAGGAAATAACATTTACTTTTATTTTAAATCATTTTAAAGAAGGGCGCGATGCCTTGAAAAATAAAATGAAAGAACTTGAAAGCATAGGTTTTCTATTGCGTGAACAAATTAAAATAGATGGAAAATTTAAAGGTTATAATTACATACTAAATGATGTACCGCTAACTGGAAAACCGCTAACTGGAAAACCACTGCCTGGAAATCAACAACAAAGTAATAATAGTATTAATACTAAGTATAATATTAATACTATAAAAAGTAATAATATACCAAACACTGAAAAATTTGACCCATTAGTGAATTCAGCGTTTGGTTATTTTATTGAATTATTTCCTGAAAAAAATCGCCCCAAGACAAAAGCAGCAATAAATAAATGGATGGATATATTAGATAAAGTACAACGCCTGGATAAATATGATCTACGTGAAGTGTATATTAGATGTAAAGAATTAAGAAATGATCCCTTTTGGGAAACTAATTTTTTAAGTTTAGTTAAATTAAGAAATTATAATAGGGATGGCGTTAGATATATTGACGCATTTATGTATAAACAAAAAAATAATATTAATAGCATTAAAAGAAAAATACCTAGCGCCATTAAGTTCTATAAATATAATGATCCATTGGGCAATATATCTATTGGGCTAAAAACAATTAATGGAGATATTGATTTTGAAATGTTAAAAACAATGCTATCTAAAAACGACATTGATACATTGTTAAATAAAATAAATGATATTAAATGAAAAAAGGTCAAGTTTTTACATTAGACAAAATAGAAAAAATGATTGTTGAATTGGTAGCAAATGAAAGACAAAAAAATAAAGAAAACACAGGTTGGAATGGTTATGGTACTGTTGCTGATAAACAAGATGCCGAATTAAATGTTGTTGGTTTTGGCGCTGAACTTATATTTTGTAGAGAATTTAATATTCACCCTGATTTTAAAATTCATAATACTAGTAAAATAAAAGGTACTGATAATTATGATTGTATGTATAAAAATAAAACCATAGATGTTAAAGTAAATAGGAATCCAAAAAACCCATTAATGATACCAGAATATGCTAAGAGTTGTTGTCATTTGTTTGCATTGTTTAGTTGTAAATACCCTAAATATAGATTTGAAGGATTTGCTACTAATGAAATGATCTTTAAAAAATCTAATTTAAGAATGACTAAAGTAGAAGCATATGTGCTTAATAAAACAAAATTATTAGAATTTAATGAGTTAAATATTTGAAATATAAAATAAGTATATTTGCTATAACAATAAACAATAAACAATGAGTAATTTAGGTGAACTACGCAATTTAGGTATTGCATTAAAAAAAAGAAATGGTCAATTCAAAACAAAATGCCCAAAATGTTCTCAATCAAGAAAAAACAAAAGACAAGAATGTTTATCTGTTGATGTGGACAAAGGACTATATAATTGCCACAACTGTGGATGGGCTGGGAGCGTTTCAAAATTTTCAACCAGAATTGATTATGCCATACCACCCAAAGAATCCACAGGCATAAATGATCGTGTATTAAAATGGTTCGACACTAGATGCATTAGTGAAAGCACATTACTGCATTGGAAAATAGGCGAATCATTAGAATATATGCCACAAGTCAACAAAAAAAGACGTGTAATTAATTTCAATTATTATCGTGATAATAAATTAGTGAATGTAAAGTATAGGGATTCGCAAAAAAACTTTAAAATGGTTTCAGGTGCGGAAATGATATTTTATGGACTTGATAATATAGAAAAATTAGATATTGTATATATTACTGAAGGTGAAATAGATGCATTGAGTATGCATGAAGCTGGTATGTACAGCGTTTGTAGTGTGCCTAATGGTGCATCAAAAGGCAATCAAAAATTAGAATACCTAGATAATTGTTATAAGTATTTTTTAAATAAGAAAATCATTGTATTATGTACCGATAATGACGAAGCTGGGTTGTTATTAAGAAATGAACTTGCAAGGCGTTTTGGTTTTTATAAATGTAAATACGTTGATTTTGGTGATTATAAAGATGCAAATGAAACCCTTGTTAAAGAAGGTAAAGAAGTATTAAGAGATTTAATCAAAAAAGCAAAAAACTTTCCATTGGAAGGGGTTTTAAATATTGATAATATTTGGAAAAATGTATTAAACTTTAATGAAAAGGGAATAAAAAATTATTCTATTAAAATGGGTAATTCAGATAATTTCTTCAAATTAGCATTGGGTGAATGGAGCGTGGTAACGGGCATTCCGAATAGTGGAAAATCTGATATTGTTGATCAAATATGCTGCAATCTTGCAACTCATTATGGTTTTAGGTGTGCAATGTTTTCACCTGAATCATTTCCATATGAAGGACATATAAAAAGAATAGCCAATAAATTAAATGAAAAAAATTGTACTAATGATGACTTAAATAACACTAAAGATTTTATTCAGGATCACTTTAATTGGATTAAAATTGATTTGGAAAATCTAACCCTAAAAGGCATTTTAAAAGCATTTAGGGAATTAGTATTTCAAAAAGGTATTAATATTTGTGTAATTGATCCCTATAATATGTTAGATCATTCTGCACAACGTGATTATTCCTATGTAGGTAGAATATTATCACAAATAACACAATTCTGTCAACAAACAAAAACACATCTTTTTTTAGTGGCGCACCCTAGAAAAATTGAATCAATCGAGGGTACATATAAAAAACCAACATTGTATGATATTTCTGGTAGTGCTGATTTTTTTAATAAAGCATATAATGGTTTAATCGTATATAGATGCATTGGACAAAAATCAAAATACAAAAGCGATGTTATTAAAATATATATTGAAAAGGTTAAACGAAAAGAAAATGGGCAATTAGGTAATTTTGAAATTGCACCTGATTTCTATAATGGTGGTGTTTATAAAGCATTAGGGGTTGAAAATAAAAAACTAGAAGTAATAAAAGATACTAATATACCCTTCTAATTGCCAAAACAACCACCAAAAATATCATTAACTAGCGAACACTATAAAGCCATCCAATGGTGCATTAACAATGACATATACGTTAGTGCATTACCCACAAAGCGTGGTACAAAAATTGAAATAGTCAATAAAAATAAACGAAAAGTATCACCAAAGACATATAAAAAGGTTGATCTGCATAAAAAAATTTGGGAATTATATTTGTATCTTTACAAAAAATATAGTTAAAATATGGGAAGAAAACGACAAAATCCTACACTTAAAAAAGCAATGATTAAAGCCCTTGAAAAAACAATGGGGGTTGTATCATCAGCTGCTATTATGGTTGGTATTTGCAGATCTACTCATTATGAATGGTTAAAAACCGATAGTGAATACAAACAAAAGGTTGAAGATTTGGAAAATGTAATGTTAGATTTTGCTGAAACCAATTTGCATCAACAAATAATGGAAGGCAATACAACAGCAACTATATTTCTATTAAAAACAAGAGGGCGCAAAAGGGGATATATAGAACGTCAAAACATACAGGTAGATGCAGATATAAGCACAACTAAACTATCACCTGAAGCCCAAAAGAAAATTGACGAAATACTAAATGGCGAATATTAGCGGCATTATTAAAGAGAAATGCGAGGATTCTCTTTTATTTTTCACCAGATATATATTTAAAGAGAGTTTTGGTGTTAAATTTGAGGTGGCTCAATTTCATGAAACGCTATCCAATGTATTAGAGAAGGTACATAAAGGCGAAATAAAGCGCTTAATTATTAATATACCACCTAGATATGGCAAGACAGAATTAGCTGTTAAAATGTATATATCCTGGTGTTTAGCAAAGAATCCTAAAGCTAGATTTATTCATTTATCTTATAGTGATGCATTAGCCCTTGATAATAGTTCTCAAACTAGAGAATATATTCAAAGCGATTCCTACCAAAGGTTATGGAATATGCAATTAAAAAAAGATAGTCAAAGCCAAAAGAAATGGTACACTATTCAAGGGGGTGGTGTGTATGCTACTGCTAGTGGTGGCGCTATAACTGGATTTGGTGCTGGTAATGGGGGTGCTATAATTATTGATGATCCATTAAAGCCAGATGATGCTGTTAGTGATGTTAGAAGAAAATTTATTAACAATAGATACAACACTACTATTCGATCTAGGGTTAATGATAGAAGTGTGCCTATTATAGTTATAATGCAACGACTTCATGAAGATGATTTGAGTGGGTTTTTATTAGATGGCAATAGCGGTGAACAATGGTATCATTTAAAACTACCAGCAATAGATAAAAACAACAAACCATTATGGTCTAGTAAGCATTCATTTAAAGAGTTAGAGAATATAAGACAAGCAGATAGGTTTACATTTAGTGGTCAATATATGCAAGAACCAGCGCCTGAAGAAGGCGGTGAATGGCGTAAAGATTGGTTTAATATTATTAATAAAGCCGAATTACCTAGCGATGTGCAATGGGAAATGTATGTTGATGGTGCATACACAAAAGACACTAGAAACGATCCAACTGGAATACAAATTAGCGGCAAATCAAATGATAATCTATATGTGCTTAAAAGCATTGATAAGTATTTAGAAATGCCAGAATTAAAAACATTTATTACAAATTTTATTAAAGGATGTGGTGTTGATATTAAATTAATATTAGTAGAACCAAAAGCATCAGGCAAATCTTTGGTTCAATTATTGAGGCGTGAAACTAACTATAATGTAAGTGAAATAAAAACAGATTTTGTTAGATATTCTAAAATAGAACGTGCTAGAGCATCGTCACCATTCATTGAAGGGGGTCGTGTTTACCTTGTTAAAGACCATTGGAATGATGCATATTTACAACAAGTGGGTACGTTTCCTAATGCAAAACACGATGAACATATTGATGTAACTAGTTATGCAATAGAGCGAAATTTGTTGAAAAATTTCTTTGTAGTTTAATTACTTTAAAATTTTGTATTTTTACAAAAAAATTATTATAGGAATATTACTATGGCATCAATCTTTGACCGACTGAAATCCTTATTATCAAAAAACGATCAAAAAACGTCACTAGAATACAACAAAGCTATTTATAATTGGCTAGGTGAAAGTGTTGTGTGGAATACTGACAATGACGATTCATATATTAATGAAGGATATAGAAAAAACGCAACGATCTATTCGTTAATTAACATTATAACCAAAGCTGCAACTACAATACCATTTCAAGTTTATGAAATAGATAACAAAGCTGATTACAAACGATATAAGGCATTAACTAGTGGTGTTTATGATTATGGCGTTATTCAAAAATCCAACATATTACGTAAACGCTCATTGTCAGAAATAGAAGATACTGAATTACACAAATTATTAGATAGACCAAATCCAGCACAATCATGGAATACGTTTATTAGTGAGTTAATAGCATTTGGTAAATTAACTGGCAATAGATATATTTATGGAATAGCGCCTGAAACTGGCAGAAATGTAGGTAAATACAAAGAAATGTATGTGATGCCTTCACAAATAATGGAAATAATAAGCGGTGGTATTATGCAACCAGTAGAAAAATATAAAATACAATACAATGGTAATTTCGATATACCAGCTGAACAAATATGTCACATTAAAGATTTTAACCCCTATTACGATGGAACTGGCACACACTTGTATGGGCAATCACCACTACGTGCTGGGCTGCGATCTCTAACTACCAACAACGAAGCAGTTCAAACAGGCGTAAAATATCTGCAAAATCAAACAGCACGTGGTGTGTTGATGTCTGAAGAAGGCGATTTGAATGAAGTACAAGCGCAACAATTAAAAGACAAATTCAGATCTGCACATCAAGGTTCTAACAATGCTGGTGATATAATTATAACACCAAAAAAATTATCATGGGTTAATTTTGGTTTAAGCGCTAGTGATTTATCATTAATAGAACAATACAATACATCTATTAAAGATTTATGTAACATATATAATGTGCCTGTACAACTACTAAACAACACTGATTCAAGCACTTACAACAACATGAAGGAAGCAAAAAAAGCATTGTATCAAAATGCTGTTATTCCTGAATTATGTAAAATACGTGATGAATTAAATAGGTGGTTGACACCAAAGTATGGCGACAAGTTATGTATTGATTTTGATTTTAGTGTAATACCAGAACTTCAAGAAGAAACCGACAAGGTAGTTGAACAAATGTCAAAGTCGTGGTGGCTAACACCAAATGAAAAACGTATGGCAATGAGTTATGGTGAAGTTGAAGATGACGAAGCAATGAATGATTATTATATTCCAGCTAATTTACTACCAATTAATGGTGTTGAAAATGATTTTGAAGATGTTATTAATGAGCCAGTAGATATTGATGTATCTAAATTTTTAGTAAAAGAAGCAGAAGAAATAAAAGCACCAAAAAAAGAAAAGAAGAAAAAAGAATTGGTAGATATAGAAGCTAAAAAGGATTTATTTAAAACAAAAAAATTAGCTGAAGCACGTGCCATAGAACTGGGTGGTGAAGGCAGTCATAAAATAGCTGGATATTATATGCCTTTTAAAACACACCAGGAATATGTTAAAGCAAAGAGATAATTGGCAAAGGGCGTTTGAAAAACAAATGCATATTGCAGAACGCCAAAACATTGTTATAGTAAAGAGATTCTACAAAAAACAATACAACATTGCTATTGATTTATTTTTAAGAAATAGACAAACACAACCAAGTTTTATATTTAAAATGACAGATTTCATTGGATTATATAAGCAATTATATAAGAATGTTGGAATGCGTTTTGCTAAATGGTATGTTAGAAACTACAAAAAATACATAAAAAAAACACTATCTATAACTGATTATGAGGTGTTTTGGGAAGAACGATTTTTTAATTATGGCGGTCAAGTCGGTGCTGCTAGGGCAATCATGGTTTCAAATACTGCAAGGAAAACATTTATGCGAATTGTTGAAACTTTTTTAACAGATCCAGAATTTATGATGTTAGGTGTGCCACAACAAGCGGTAATATTAAGAAGGAAGTTTAATCATTACGCACAATTTCAAGCCGAAAGAGTAGTTAGAACCGAAGCCACTAATGCTGCTAACTTTGGCACAATGCAAAGCGCATTAACTGTATTTCCTGGTGATGAAATGAAAAAAGAATGGATAGCATCTTTTGATGATAGAACTAGAGATACACACGCTGAAGCTGATGGACAAGTTGTTAACTATAATGACCCATTTTTTGTAGGGGGTTATCAAATACAATATCCTGGTGAACCAGGCGCACCAGCTAATGAAGTTATAAATTGTAGATGTAGTGTAGCACCATTTCCAGTTGAATCTGCATCTGCCATTGATGACTTTGAAAGTATTGGTTTTGGCATGAGTGGATCACCACTAATATAAAGTTAAATATTTCGTATATTTATAAAAATTTTTTATTATGAATACTATTATATATAAGTCAACACCAATAGGTGAATTATTGGATGCTGACGAATACGCTGGAATCATTAAAGGTTATGGTTCTTTTTTCGGAAATAAAGATTCCGATAATGATATAATTATGAAAGGATCTTACACAAAAACCATTAAAGAAAATGGTGAGCGTGTAAAATATTTATATCAACATGACATGAATCAACCTATTGGTAAAATGCGTGAGTTGTACGAAGATGAAAAGGGATTGGTGTTTGTAGCTGAAATCGCTAAAACACAACTAGGTAAAGATGTTGTTGAACTAATGAAAGGTGGTATTTTAACAGAAAATAGTGTTGGTATTATGCCAATACAAAAAGAAAACAAAGGCGAATATCGTGAAATAAGTGAAGTTAAACTATATGAAGTTAGCGCTGTTACATTAGCTGCAAATGATCAAGCTAAAATCTTGGATGTTAAAGGCAATGTAGATGTTGAAAAATTATCAAAGCGTTACGACAATCTATGCAAAATAATTCGCAAAGGTAATATATCTGATGAACTTGGATATGCTATTGAGGGCGAAATTTTGAAATTAAAATCTCTATTTATAGAGTTCACAAAGCCGACTGAAGAAGTCACTTTGCCGAATGTAGAAAGTAAAAAAGACGATTTTGAAGTATATAAATATTTTATTAATTCCTTAAAAAAATCGTAAAAAATGGAAGAAAATGTAAAAAAACAGCTTGATCAATTAGGCAATATAATTGACGAAAAAATTGATAAAGCTAGTGAACAGGTACAGACACGTGCCGATGGGAAGATTGAAGAAACCCTAAAGGGTGAAATAAACAATCTTACTCAAAAATTCAATGAGAGAATGGATGAAATGGAAGTTTCTAATAAGAAATCTATTGAATCATTAAATACTCAAAGAGAAAATAAGTCATTTAAAAGTAGGTTAATCAAAGCCATCAATGATGGTGCGCTTGATTCATTAAGAAAAGGTAATTCAAGAGCAGCAAGTTTTGAAGTGAAAGCTGACATGACTGTTGCAGCTGATTTTACTGGTGAGGTTATTCCAGCACAACGTGTGCCTGGTTACTACCATGACCCAAATAGACCACAAAACATTAGACAAATGTTGCCAGTTGGTTCAACTAACTCTGATGTAGTTAGGTATGTCGAGGAATCTGGTTATTCAAATGGTGCAGCAGCAACAGCTGAAGGTGCTACATTTGGGCAAACTGATTTCGATATGACAGCGACTAGTGTTAATATTGAGAAAATCGGTACTTATTTAAGAATAAGTGAAGAAATGTTAGCCGATACACCACAATTATCTAGTTATATATCTAATAGAGTACCAGCTAAATTAATGGAAGTCGAAGATGACCAATTATTAGGTGGTTCTGGTTCTGCACCAAATCTAAAAGGTTTATTAAATTCATCTAGTGACTTTGATGAAAGTAGTAATGGTAAATTTTATCAAGCTGTTACTGCGCCAAATGAGTTTGACGTTTTAGTTGCCACTATTAATCAGCTGGCATTAAACAATTATAGACCAAATTATATTCTTTTAAATCCAACTGATTTTCACAAAATCTTGTTAACAAAAGACACTACTAATAACTATATTAAAGACCAAGTTTATCAAGGTCTTTCGCCTAGTTTTATGGGTGTACCTGTTGTACAGAATGTGAATATGACTGCTGGGAAATTCCTAGTAGGTGATTTCGCTAATTCGTGTCAAGTTTGGGTTAGAGATAATGTATCTATTGAGTTCTTTAGCCAAGATGGAACAAATGTGAGGGATGGTTTCGTAACTGTTAGAGCAGTTGAAAGAGTTGCACTTGCAACTTATTTACCTAATGGTATCGTTAATGGTACATTTAGTTCTGCAATTACAGCACTAACTGCATCATAATTGTAGTTTTTCTATATAAAAAGGGCGCTATTTAGCGCCTTTTTTTATACTCTATCTTATCCGTTGGCAAAAAATAATTGAAAATTTTTTTTAAATTATAGTATAAAATAGAAAATATTTTATTACTTTTGATGTATAATAACTAAAAACAAACAAAATGAAAATAGAACTAACAAAACAAGAATTAGCATTAATTCATTACGCTTGTGATTTGGCTTTATGTGATATGAGTGAAAGACATCAAAAAAACCTTTCGAATGTAATGAGGAAAGTAAGTAACCAACAATGCGAAAAAACTAGAAAAGAAATCAGAATATCAAATGGGTGTTCTGGAATATAAATAAATAATAACTAAAAACAATAAAATGAAAATTAAATATCCTTACTGGGAATCTAGCGACAATACTCAATTAAAAGATTTAAAAGCGACATTAAGTAGATGCGATAATTATGTATCAATGTTAAAGTCAAAAGGCGCAACAAGGGAAAATTCTAGTTTGCTAAAAGAGTATGAAGATACAGCAATGGAATTAAGATCAATAATTAATAATATAAAATAAAAATATAGGGGGGTCATTAACAGCAATGTCGAGAACTCTTAAAAGAAATAGGACAGGAATTTATTTCAAAACGCTCTACGAAACCCTAAAAAATAATTAATAATTAAAAAACAATAAAATGAAAATTAAATATCCTTTAAAAGTAACTATAAGAAAAAATAGTTATTCACAACAATGGGTGGGTAGAATACAATATGCACCTAAAGAATCAATACAAGCTAACTACTCTTTAATGAATGCTTATTGTATATACTTTTATGCAAAAACAAAAAAAGAAGTACAGGAATGGGTTAGACAATATAAAAAAGAAAAACGATATATAAAAGATCGTAAGAACTGGTTATCTCGTGAAAAACACTACACAAAAAAAGAAGTACAACAAAAAGCTATAAACAGACATAATAAAATGTCAAGAGTTTTTAGTAATATGGGATATTAGTAAAATAATTAATAAATGGAATCAAAGAAACTTTTAAAAATAGTAATAGATTTAGATTATGGTGAAGCATCTATGAAAGAGAGCAAAAGATTTAAAAAATTAAATCCACTTCTTAAAGCTGATGTCCTTAGGGATTTAAAAGGCGATTTTGATATGGCGTATGATAAAGCGTGTGTTGAACTTGAAAATTACTTTAAATCAATAATAACTTAAAACAAATAAAATGGAAAATCACATACCACTAATGTTAGATAATATCGCTAAAAAAAGATATAACGAAAAACCTTTTAGGTATCTAACTCACAAACAAAAAAACGATTGTATAATTTATTATAATCAATTAGTTAAAATAGAAAAGGATAAAAAAGAAATGGCATTGGCAAAAGCCCATGTATTAAAAACATTACAATGGGCGGTAATATTTTTACTGGCAATGACAGTTGTAATGTTAGCATTTTTTAATAGATGAACAATAATAAAATAAAAATATTTTTAAGTATTGCTTTTTTGTTATTCTCATTACGCCAATTATATTTATTTAAAGACGTATTAGGATTTGTATTTCTATTTATAATCTTTATGAGTTTACTAATGGCAAATGAAAAACAATAAGTAGTTTTTTTAGTTTATTTTTTAGTCCATGAAAGCCACGTAAATAATTTGCGTGGTTTTTTGTATCTTTAAGCGTGAATGGTAATTTACTAGGATGTACAGCTGAATATAGATTTGCTGTTATGGCAATGAAAAATAATCTTCGTGTATCAATGCCACTATTAGATGCATCACCCTACGATTGTATTTTAGAATTACCAAATGGCGATCTAAAAAAAATTCAAATCAAATCAACTGCAAAACCAGTTGTTCCACGTGGTATTCATGTAACCCTTCACACTACAAATAGATATTATAAATTAAATGAGGTTGATTACTTTGCAATTTGGGTACAAGTTTTCAATGGATTCTTTATTATAAAAAACACTGGTAGCAATAGTGCTTTTAAATTTACACGTAATGGTAAATATTCAAAAAATTTTAATAACTTTGCAGTTATTGTTTAATTTTATTGTTTTCATTAATTAAAAGTGTCGCAAAATATTGTGACACTTTTTTTTTATCTTTACAAAAAATAATATTATGAAATTAAAAGTATTAGTGCCTTTGACAAACAAGGGAAAAAATTATGAAGCTGGTGACGATATAAACGTGCCAGACGAAAAGGTTCAAGTTTTTTTAAATAAAGGTTGGGCTTCAAAAGAAGCAAAGCTAAAAAGAGAAACTAAAGAATTAAAAAAAAAATCAGTAGAAACTAAAGACGATGCGACAAGTTAAGATTAATTCAACAACAGGATCTGAAATTGTTACCACAGCTGACGTTAAATTGTATGCTAGAATTGATACTTCAGCGGATGATGCGTTAATTGTTAGAATGATAACACAAGCACGTATATGGTGTGAGAACTATATAAGTCGTGATATTGTTGCTAAAAATAGAACGTATTATTTGGATTCAACTAATGGTGTTTTCGATTTACCCTTTGCGCCTGTATCTAGTATTAGTAGTGTTACACTTGACGGAACAGCTAGTACCGATTATACAATGCTAGGGTTAGATAATGAAACCATAGAATTGGATGGGGGCGCATCAGAAAAGGTTAAAGTAACATATGTTACTAGTGGGTTAGATGATAGTTTATTAATACAAGCTATATTGCAATTAACAGCAACTTATTATGACAATAGAAGCGATGTGTTTGAAGGGGGTTCAAGATTTGGGCAAGTCGAAATACCTACATCTGTTAAAAACATATTAAGTTCGTATAGATCAATGTATATATAATGAATCCTGGAAAACTAAAAAATCGTATTACATTAAAACGATTAACTAGGGTGAGTGATAACTATGGTGGTTATAATTCAACACTAGCTGACGTAAAAACACTATGGTGTGATTTAAAAGAAGTTTCTGGTGATATTAAAATGGAAAATGGGATGCGTGAACATAGGGTTTATGTTGAAATGATTATAAGAAAAAAGACCGCTGACGATATTCAAGTTGGCGATATATTTATTAGAGAGGGTGAGAGCGAACAATATAGAATCAATGAAATGTATCAATCTGAATTAAATTATTATGTTCAACTTAAAGCAACTAAAATAGATTAATATGCCAAGAGCATCAAAAATACCAGGTAATCATCCAGTAATGGTCGCAATGAAAATTAATCAAAGCGACTATAATAAATTGCAAACAAAACTTAAAAGGTTAAAGGCATTTGATAGGCGTGGATTGGCTACAGAAATAGGCAGAACTGGACTTGAAATTGTAAGGATAGCAAAACGATCAGCACCTGTTAGAAAAGGAAAAAATAAAAAAGATAAAAAAGGTAGGCATGGCGGAAGTTTAAGACAATCAATTAGTGCTAGTGCTAGAGGTAAACAAGTTCAAGTGGTTGCCGATAAAATCTACGCACCCTATGTAGAATTTGGCACTGGTGGTATGGTTAAATTAGATGATATGTTAGAACTTGGCATACCACCATCATATGCAATGCAATTTAAAGGCAAAGGAATACGTGAAGTGAATTTACCAGCACGACCATTCTTTTTTAGTAGTGCTAGAATTGGGTTTAAAAATCTTTATGATAGGGTTAATCGTAGATTAAATAAAATTATAAAATAATGTTAGAAGCTATTCAATATGTACGCAAAGCAATAATCGGCAAATTAAATAGCAACATTACTATTGATTCATCTAACGTGCCTGTATATGGGCGTGTACCTACCAATGCAACCTACCCACACATTAGGATTTATTCAGTTTCAAACAATGAGGTTGACCAAAATCAAACACAATATAACATGGAAACGATCACTAGAATTGAGTGTATCGCTAGGTATGTATCTGATGATGGTGGCGAATTAGATGTTAATTCTATGGTATCACAATGTTTAGCATTATTACGCACTAGACCAGCAAATTATATTGATTTATCTTCTGATGGATTTACTGTTTACACTAGCGAAAACGCTGGTGTTACATATTTAGAAGATGATTTTACAGATCATACATATTATAGAGGAATTATTGAATTATCAAATCGCATAACACAAAATTAAAATGAGTGAATTAAACCCAGATAGTAAATTTAGTTTAAGTATTAGAGAAATTATATCAGCAGCCATTGGAATGAGCGCCTTACTAGGTATATATTTTACCATGCAAGGTAGCATTGCAAGTGCCACAGAAAAAATAGAAAACCTAGAAACCAATGCAGTACAAAAAGTAGAGTTTAGTTTCAAAGACGAAATGATTCGTGGATCATTAGAAAAAACACAATTACAAATTGATAATATTGAATCTAGTGTTGAAGAAATAAAGGAAAGTGTAAAAAAATTAGACGAGAGAATTTATGAACTAACAAAATAATTATGAAATGGTTTGTATTAATTATGTTTATATATACATCAACTGCGTTATCGCAAGTTAAAAAAGATGGTATTAGCGTAGTACAATTTTCAGCAGAGTTTGTAAAAAGTTCAGAAATATCATTAAGTGTTTTTAAAGATTGTAATACACAAACATTGTATTTATCTAAAAATCAAAAGATATTTCAAAAGGAAAAAATTACATCATTGCCAACCATTAAATTGTTTAGCGATGGTGTAGAAATAATAAAAATTGAAGGTGGAATAAGTTTAAAATTACCAGAAAATTGTTTAGACACATTACAAGAACATATAAATGTTTTATTGGAGCAGCGCTTCTAACTTGTAATATTTATGGACAATTATTGCCAACTGACAAACAAAGTCATATACTGGGCGGTACATTTGGCGGAACAATAGGTTATGAACTTATATATGAAAAAACAAAGAATAAAAATAAAGCGTTTTTAGGCGCTATTGCTGGTGCGTTAATAGTAGGCACATTAAAAGAAAGTTATGACAGCACACGCTCTAATAACAAGTTTGATAAGAATGATTTAGTCGCTACATTGAGTGGTGGCATCATTATAGGTTTAACAATTAATTTAATAAAGAAAAAAAATGAAAAAATTATTACTAATATTATTACTAGTTACAAGCGTAAGCGCAAACGCTCAATTCTTAAAAGAAATTTTTAAGTATTCAACATTTTATGGCGCATATACACAAACAGATCCTATTAGTTCAACGCCTACATTTTATGTAACGCAAGACAATGAGTTAATAGAAACGACTGAAAAAAACCCAGCTGATTTTATGATCACTTATGGTTGGCGTAAAATTGCATTTTTTCAATATGAAAATAGAGAAAAATTTGTAACACAAACCAACAATGTAGGTACTAAAAGCAACATTGGGAATATAAATAAAGGGTTGGAATATCTTTTTGAAGTACAAAAAGGTCGTAGAACTGGCGATGAATTTGAAAATCACCAGGCATTTATTAGATATTTAGGTAAACATTATTTAGTGAAAGCTGAATACATGAAAAATGAAATTCAGGATTTGAATTATATAAGTGGTGAAGCTAGAGCAAGATTTCCAATAGGAAATAAATTATCAATAAGCGTAGGTGCTATTTATAGAACCTATGAAAAGGCATATGGGTTTTCGCCCATTGGCACATTTTTAGAATCTAATAATTGGTGGGATCTGGCATATCAATATCACACTGATCAATTATATGAAATGACTGATCCTTATACTGGGCAATCATTAGGTTATGATTATCAATGGTTTGATCAAGATGGCAATTTAATTTCTAATAGTGATGCTGATTATAGAGCAAATCATTTTGGTGCTATTGTTAATCAATACAATGAAGAACAACTAGATATGATTGGTGGATTTGCTGATGTATCAGCAGTGTTGGGAATAGATTTCTACCATCAACGCCCAAAATTCTGGGCGCACTTGTATGGGAATATATTACCAGTACATAAATTAGTTGAAGGTGATGAACAATATAGTTATGGCACGTATTATGGTGGCGATGATTGGATTGACTACCAATATGGTGGTGTTATTGGATTTAAAATCACAAAAAATATTGGATTATTTACAGAGGTGCAAGTGCAAAAGTTTTGGGATAGAAAACTTGAAGCAATAAAAGCTGGTATAAATATAAAAATATAATAAATGGAAAATATAAGTAAGCATATTACTTACAATGAAGCAATACATTCAAGCACAGCAAAAAGATTAGGCATAGATAATGTGCCTGATGCAAAGCAACTAGAAAATATGAAGGCATTGGCAGAAAATATTTTTGAACCACTTCGATTATGGGTGGGTGGTGCAATAAAAGTAAATAGCTTTTTCAGGTCTGAAAAATTAAACAAAGCTATTGGTGGCGCATCATCATCACAACATATATGTTTAATGGGTGCTAGTGCAATTGATATTGACGATGTATATGGTTATCGCTCTAATAAAGAAATGTATGAATGGATAAAATTGAATTGTAATTTCGACCAACTTATTTGGGAATTTGGTGAGCCATACCCTAATGGCAACCCATCTTGGGTTCACGTAAGTTATATTGATGGTAAAAAAAATAGAAATAGATGTTTAGTTGCTGAAAAGGAATTTGGCAAAACAGTATATAAAATTGTAAATTAAAAATTATGAAAAATAAAAAAAGTAAATGTACTTGCATAAATTGTGTTTGTTGCAATGTATGGGAATGGATAAAATCCAAAGTAAAAAAATGTGTTGACGTTTTAAAATCTTATTGGTAATGGGAAAAAAGCGTTTTAAAGACACTAAAGTTGGTCAGGTATTATTAGGTGCTGCAACCATGATTAATCCTACATTAGGTAGTATTTTAAATGGTGTGACATCGCCAAAAGAAGCATTATCTGAAATTACAAAATCTAATATTTCTGTTGATGATAAAATCAAATTACAACAAATGATTTATGACCAACAAAATAAAGAAATGGAAGAAGTTAGTGAAAGATGGAAAGCGGACATGTCACCAAATTCAAGTTGGTTAACTAAAAATGTACGCCCATTAGTATTAGTGTGGTGCATTGTAATATTTTCATTTGCTGGTATATTAGATAGCGTAGATAGTATAGGTTTTCATATAAATGAAACTTGGAATGACACCTTTGAAAAGGTCATGATGTCTGTAATTCTGGCATATTTCGGTGGGCGTAGTTATGAAAAGGGCAAATCAATAAGTAATGCGTAAACGTAGCAAGGCAATAAACCCTATTGAATTTAGACGACCCCCTAAAAAAAGACCAGGACGACATTCAAAGAATGAATCGCTTTCACAACGCAAAAAAAAGTATAGGGGTCAAGGTAAAATTTGACCTTTTATTTTTTGTAAATTTGTAAAAAATCTAGTATGTCAACTCTATATGGAACTAAAATAAAAGACACTTATGATGGCTTATTAAAAGTAAGTGATAACGTAGGTATAACATCAACTAAAAAAATCATTACTGATGGACTTGGCAATGATTCTAGTGTGTATATTTCAGATGAAGATTTTCAAATTTCTACATTCTTTTATGTTGATATAAATTCTGGTGATCCTAGCGCTTCTAAAATTGGGTTAGCTACATCAAGCCCTTCATATACACTTCACGTAAATGGTACAGTTGGAATTGTTGGCAACACCTATGTAACTGCTGGATGGTTAGCGGTACATAGTGGTCAACGAATTTATTTAGAAGGCGCAGCTGGTAAAACTTACATTACTGGTACTGATACAGAAATGTCTTTATATTCCGCTGGTGGTGAACGCATTCATATTAATGCAACAGGCACAGGGTTAGGCACGTCATCACCATCACAAGTGTTGCACGTAGCTGGTAATGCTAGAGTTACTGGAAAATATTATGATTCTGGTAATTCAGCTGGTACATCAAATCAAATATTAAGCGCCACTGGTAGTGGTACTGATTGGGTTACTTTAAGCGAAATTGGTGGTGTTGATGGCAGCGGTACTGCTAACTATATAGCTAAATGGACTGATAGCGATACTATTGGCGATAGTATAATGTCATCTAGTGGCACTAACGTAACAATAGCAGGGGATATTACTGTAACAGGAAAACAAGTTTTAGGTTCAGGCGGTACAGCAAATCTATATTTAGGAAATGAAATTGCTGCGGATTCTTCTGATAAAGGAGCAAGATTTCATTCAAATAATAATGACTTCTACTTTGATTTTCAAGGTGACGCTACTCAAACTTGGACATTAAGAGATTATGATGGTTCTGGTGGAACACACAACAGATTTATCTTTGATTTTATTGATGGTAATTTTACAGCAAGTGGTGATCTTATTGCCCAAGCAGATTTAGATGTTGGTGGGGTTGCAACTTTCACAGGTCAAGTGACTATTCCTGAAACGCCAACAGCTGATACTCATGCAGCATCCAAAGGATATGTAGATTCTGAAATTGAAGCCATACCTAGTGGTCTAAATTTTCAAGGAAATTGGAATGCATCCACTAATAGTCCAACATTAGCAAGTGGCACAGGTACTATTGGATACTTCTATAATGTATCGGTAGAAGGCACAACAAATTTAGATGGTATTACAGATTGGAAAGTTGGCGATTGGGCGGTGTTTGTTGAAGCTGGTGGTACTGATACATGGAAAAAAATTGACAATACTAGTGTGTTATCTGGTGTTGGTTCTACAAATAAATTAGCGTTTTGGTCTAATGATTCTACATTAACATATGACACAGATTTTTATGTTGATGGCGATACTATATTTACAACAAATTTAGAAGCTAGTGGTGATATTGTTACAGGTGGATATTTGAGCGGACCGACAGCTGGGCTATCGTTAAGAGTTGGTAGTACAGAAATAGCAGATTTTAGAACCACAGAAATAAATGTGCCTAGTGTAAAATTAGTTTTAAATAGTTCAATAGATGTTTATAATGGTGGTAGTTATTGGTCACAATCTACAAATAGTAGTGGCAAATATGTTTTCAAACAAGGTTCAACACAAAGAGGAATTTGGTCAAGTGGTGAATTAGAATTAACTAATGATTTAATTGTTGGTGGCACTATTGCAAGTGGGGATATAACGATATCAGATGTCAACCCTAACTTAACATTATCAGATACATCAACCACTAACCTAATACACGAAATAAAATCTTCTTCTGATAAATTACAAATATCAGCAGATACAAATAATGTAGTTGGTTCTACAAAAATAGAGTTTTTGATAGATGGTACAGAAGTATTAGATTTAAGTAGTTCAGTAGCAACTTTTACTGGTATTATTAAACCATCAGGAAATGGCGCAAAAGATTTGGGTGGTTCTAGCAATAGATGGGCTACTGTTTATACTAGTAATATAAATACTAATACATCATCTACTTTTGGTGGTGATATAGTTTTAGACGATCATGTTGATTCATCCCCTAATTTATATTTTTATAATCAAGAAAACAATTATGCTAGATTAACTTTTGATACATCTGAACAATTATTATTTAAAATAGGGACTTCTACTGAATTAACATTAACAGGCACATCTGCAACTTTTTCAGGAAAAATTTTAGCTGGTAGTGGTGCTACAGCTGCTGCAACTATTAACGCATTTTCAACAGAAGTATCTTCTAATTTATTTTCAGCTTTAAGAATAATATCACAACCCGCTGCTTCAAATTATTGGGATATTGGTGCTACTGGCGGGTCATCAACTCTTTTAAATTTTTATCATAATGCTACAACAACACCAAAAATATCATTTACCCATCTTGGTGGCGCAACTTTTGCTGGTACTACTCAAGCAACTACTTATTTAGTAAATAGAACTACAGCTGCTGGGATTAATCCTGGAAATACAGGTATTGCTGATGAAAATAGTGCTGAATTAGGATCAGGATATCTAAATTTATCAAGAAGTGGCACTTCTCAAACACATCAAATAGTATTTGGTAAAAATGGTGATGAACATAGTTCTATATCCACATCTAGTACTGGTATGATTATTACCGCTGATAGGTTCACAGTGAATACCGATATTTATACTAATAGTGTAACAATAGATGGTTCGTTATATATAAATGATAATAAAATATCCCATTCTGGTGGGGATATTACTTTAGATGCTGGTGGTGATATTATATTAGATGCTACCAGCAACACTGGTATCGGCACTACTTCGCCTGGTTACAAATTAGATGTTTATGATGATAGTACAAATGGTGTTGTGTGTGTAAGAAACGCAGCAAATGGTAGAGATACTTTAAGGTCAGAAAATGCAGCTGGAACTAGAACTTTAAATTTTGGTAATGATGGTAGTGGTCATGGTATTTTATTAATTAGAAATAGTTCAGGCACTGTTACTAATTATATAGCTGGAAGTGGTGATTCTTATTTTAATGGTGGTTCGGTGGGAATAGGAACTACTTCGCCTGGTAGTAAATTAGATGTAAATGGCGCTACTTATGTAAGAAATGTTATCTATGGGTATGCGGGAGCAGGCAACCAATATGGTGGTTTAAGTTGGGGCGGTACTGATGAAGGGTTTTTATTTTTGAAAGATAGTAATGTAACTAAAGTTAATATTAATTCTAATGGAAATTCATATCTCAATGGTGGAAATGTCGGAATAAATACTACTTCGCCACCTACCTTATTATCAAACACATCAACTAGAATAGCCAATGCAGATGGTTTATCAGTACATCTATCAGGGTTAAACTGGGAAGTTGATAATCAAGGATATATTGCTGCGTTTTCTAACACTCAAAGTGCTGGAAGCAATCACAATGCTGGTTTATTAGTTGAATTAGCCAGTACAGATGCAACAGATAAAATACTTGATTTAGAAAGTGGTGGAGTAAATAGATTCCGTATGCTAGGTACTGGTAATGCAACTTTTGGTGGTAATGTAGATTTAAAAGCTGACAATGTAAATTTAGATTGGCAACACGCAGATGGTGACCAAGTTTTAAGAATTGAAATTGATAGTGGCAATGATGCTTATTTTTCTGTAACTGGTAATAATGATTTTTATTTTAGAACAAACAGCACAACAGCATTAACAATAAATGGTTCACAAAATGCAACTTTTGCTGGTACTGTAACTGGTACAACATTTATTGGTGCGCTAACAGGCACAGCTTCTAATGCTGCATTATTAGATAACATTGATAGTAACCAATTTGCTAACTTTTACAATTTAACATTTGTAGATTCTTCTGAAATGACTATTAGAAGTACATCATACCCAACACCTGGTAGATCAACCAACCCTGATCCTGAAGATTATGGCAGAATATTCCATACAGAATTTAAACAAAGATCTTCAATAGGTAGCCCATTAGGTGGCAGTTGCTATTGGACTGGTCTTATTAGTATTGCGCCTTATTCTGGTAGTTGGTACACTACGCAAATTTGTTTGGGTGCTGATGGTACAGATGACGATTTATATATTAGACGTGGCACAGGTACTACGTGGGGTGATTGGACACAAATCATTACAGCTGCATCTGCCACATTTACAAGTGATATAACTTTAGATGCTACCAGCAACATTGGCATAGGCACTACTTCGCCTAATGACAAATTAGAAGTAGCTGATTCGTCAGCACCAAATATTAGAATGTACAGAAGTGGCACAGGTCAAGTGTGGCAACACACAATAGATTCTAGTGGGCGTTATATGTTGCGAGAAGCAGCTAGTTCAGGTGGAACATTATATACAAGATTTCAAGTTGACGATACAGGTGAAGTTGCGTTACCTTCTTATGGTTCTGGTACATTTACAGGCACTGCCACCCAACGATTAGCTGTTGATTCTAGTGGTAATATTATAGAACTAGCAATAGGTAGTGGTGCTGTTGATGGTAGTGGTACTGCTAACTATATAACTAAATGGATTGATGGCGAAACTATTGGTGATAGCCAAATATATGATGATGCAACTAATGTTTATATCAATCAAGGTAGTTCAGATTATTTTGGTGCAGCAACAACTGTACAAATATCTTCTGGTGCTAGTGATAAAGATTTTGGCGTTAGAGCAAGAAATATGTATTTGTATAGTTATGCAAATGGCAGTAGTGCTAATTTAATTTTTGGTGATGGTAGTGCAAATTTTGGATTATTTGCTGATGATACTAATTTTGACATATATAATTATGGGCTTTCTAGTAATGCAATTACAATATTAAAAAGTAATTCTAATGTAGGTATTGGAACTACTTCGCCAGGTGCTAAACTTCATGTTGTACAAGCTAGTTATCCAGCATTCAAAGCTGAAAGAAAAGGCGGTTCTGCCGCAACAGAAGGTTGGACACAAATAGGACATAGTCAGTTAGGTTATTCTGGTAGTACAGGTGCAGATTCTTATATTATTTCTCAACATGGTTTTGGATTTGCAGTTAATGAAGGCACTAACGCAATGACCATTACCGATACTGGTGATGTCGGGATCGGGACGGCTTCACCTACACAGAAACTACATTCATATATTGCAACAGGTGATATTTATAATTTAATAGAAACGGGTAGTAATGTAAGTACAACGGGTTCAAGATATAAATCTTCAGCACAAGAATATTTTGCAGGTTTACAATATAGTGTTAATGCTGCTTACCAAATTTATGATATTACTAATGCCGCTGCAAGAATGACTATAGACAGTTCTGGCTACGTCGGGATCGGGACAACCACTCCTGGTCAAAAATTAGAAGTTCAAGGAACAATACTTGTTAACAATGAGATTCAGTTTACTGATAGTAATATGCGTATTTATCGAAGCTCAAATGATATGATTTTCCGAACAGGAGGCACTAATAGAGTAACTATTGCTAGTGGTGGTGATGCAACTTTTGCTGGTAATGTAACAATAGATGGTTCTAATGGGTCTAATGGTATAGATTTATTAAGACCCACTGATAGTGCGATTATGCAAGCAATATCAGCACCAGATAGTAGTACTTTAAAAATAGGTGG